GTTATTTGGAAACACACCTGTCGAATCGAAAATGAGTCAATCCTCGTCATCGTCATCATCCGCTGCCACTGCATCTGTCGCCACAACGTCAGCTGCCGTCCTTGGCGGATCGGGAGCCCCATCCGTGTCCAATGTTGGACCAAAAGGGGAGAAAGACCGCAGAATCACTTGCTATGGCAAGGAGTGCGGCAAGTCGTTCGCGAATAGGCAGGATCTTGAAGCACACAAACGAGTGTCGCCGGCCTGCAAGAATAACGTGCGTGGGGACCGCTTTCGGGCGGCCGAGTCCGCCGTTCACAACTATAACGCCGGTTGTGTCGTGAATAACCTAGCTCCAGTCGTTGCAGCCGCCTCGGCTGCCCCTGCCGCTGCCTCACCAGCAGCTGCAATGCCTGCTGTTCCCGTTGCAGATGCCCCGGTTGCTCGGGTTGAGGTTCCTCGCGTACAGGCGGAGGATAACCTTGATGGAATTGTTCCAAAACATGCGCCGAAGTTAGTCATTTTAGATGACAACAAGCAATCGCGCTTGATATTCCGTCAGAAATGCACACACTTCGTGGTGATGTGCATGTGCTTGGCTGCCTTGTTGGCTCTCTGGTCTATTCCGGCTGTTGAAGTTCTGAAAATTTATGAACGCCAGCCTGCCCAGCAGAATGCAACTTTTGGCGTGTACGACTTTCAGCCTGATTTTGAGCTGAGCGGCTTCGTTCCGTTCGCCACTTCAGCCTTTGAGTCGTTCAAGGATTTTTTGTGGAGTTTTACACCCACTAATCCAGTCAATCAACAGCACGTGCATGCGCTTGGTGTCGGACAGTCCGTCGTGGAAGAGAACTGGGCCTCAGTGTTTGGCCTTTGTTTACTGCTTTTGGTGCCTACATTTCTCGTGATTGGCACATTGTGGTTGCTTCTGCGTCGTCAAGACTACATTCGATATACGCTTGTTGGATGTGCATATACTGAATCATGCTGGAAGGGTGACGTTCGTTCGGTCACTATGAAAACAATTCCGAAGTCAAGTCCTGACTTTGTCCCAGATGCCAAGTACCTGGTTTACCGCGTGTCGGAGTGCCGTTATGGAGTGCAACAGCGCACTAAGGACGTCGTGATCTCGTATTCTCTTTATCTCGCAATGTGCGCAGATGTTCACACAAAGAAATACACGACGCCTGAGAAGTGTGCCACTCTCCTCTCGGACTCGTTTGGGTTTGCAGCTCAGTGCAAGCAGATTAATATCGCAGAAGAACTTAACGCCGATCACGACGTGACAATGAACACTTGTCGATTCTTCGCTGCCCGACTGTTGTCGAACAGATTTGGCGGAGGCGATTTAAACTGCATGCGCCTGTGATGCCGATCGTGACCTATGGGTACAGGTTTGGGGAATTCCACTCGAAGATTACAACCATAAAGAATGGTGTTTCATTCGATGTCTATCAATGGAGTGACTCAGATCGACGGCCCCCCATGTGTGTCAGCATGGGTTGTCACTTGGTCGGTTTTAAGATGCCGTATCCTGACTTAACAGATACGGCTTCGAATATTGCGGGCGAACTCAAGCGGGTGTGTTTCAAACATCCGACGGCTGATCCGGAACTGCGCAAGAAGCTTAATAGCTTTGTGCGGAACTGGGTTGAGCGAAATATTGTGCCTCTCGATATCAGTGATGATGTCTCATTCTCTACCTGGCTTAAATCCACCAAGTACACTGATAGGCGCAAGAAGGAGCTAGAAAAAGTGTGGGCAGCGTTCAATGGGGACCTGTCTGACCGTGATAAGTGCTGCAAAGCGTTTTCGAAGGCCGAGTCATATTCCGGCTTCAAACATCTGCGTGGCATCAATTCTCGGTCGGACGTCTTCAAGTGCGCTGTAGCACCGATATTCTCGGCGATCGAGAAAGCTCTCTTTAAGATGAAGTGGTTCATCAAGAAGATTCCGGTAAGTGATCGCGCTAGCCATGTTTTGGAGCGACTTGGTTCGCCCACGGCTAGCTTTTATGCAACGGATTATAGCGCTTTTGAATCACACTTTGACCCCCAGCTCATGGAAGAGGTCGAGTTTGTTTTGTATGAGTATGCGACACACGCACTGCCTGAAGGTGAAGGGTGGTTTAATGTCGTCAAGAGCGTTATTGGGGCCGCAAATACGTGCATTCGCAAAGGTTACGTAGCTCGCGGAATTACTAGTCGCATGAGCGGAGAGATGTGTACGTCTCTCGGCAATTCATTTGCCAATCTGATGGTGTTTTTATTTGTTTGCTCGGAAGCGGGCATTGAAGAAGGGGACATTGATGGATTCGTGGAAGGCGACGATGGATTGTTCAAATTCGAACGACATCAGAAAATTGACGATAATTTGTTTGCACGGCTTGGGCTGACAATCAAGATCCAGAAGTTTGAGAAGCTCTGGGAGGCGTCATTTTGTGGTCTCGTGTTTGACCCCGATCAACTAATCGTGATCACAGATCCGCTAGAGGTCCTAGCGGATTTTGGCTGGGCAAGTAACCCTTGCTATGTCCACTGTGGTAACGTTCGGCTTCTCGAGCTTTTGCGGGCGAAGTCGATGTCATTTGCACACCAGTACCCTGGGTGTCCTATCGTTCAGAGTTTAGCTCAGTACGGCTTGCGCATGACGCGCCGTATCTGTCTTTGGAAGTTCCTAAATAATCAGAAGATTAATATGTGGGACCGTGAGCAATACTTGCAAGCGTGGGATGCTTATGTGAATTCCAAGCCCATCCCGGTACGAGAAATAAGCGCGTCTACGCGTGCTCTCGTTGAATCGAATTATGGAATTTCGGCGCATGATCAAATACGTATTGAGCAGTACATAGATGCCAAAGACGATTTGTCGCCGATTGATATTGGTGATTTGCCCAACGCGCCTGATTCCTGGCGTGAAATGTGGGCAACTTATGTCATGCCAAGCCAGGGCGATTACCCGTCGTTCGTGAGCCGCATTGATTATGACAACGTTGGAGACCTACTTGTTTATCGTGAGAACGAAGACAAGCACTCGGTTGTGCCAGAAGGCAAGGCACTACTGATTAACCGTGATCGTACGGCCAACGCGACCTTGAAGTTCAGACCACGTTTTGAGGCGTGAGTCAGTGTGCTTCTTCGAATCCGAATGTGAGGCGGCATAACCCACAGAACCGTTCCGTCAGTACGAATCTGACGCACTGTTCATTTAAGCTTTGGTTAAAGCTAGTCGAGTACGTGTCCTTAAGTAATCATCCTGTTGTGGGGGTGTGCAATTGAGTCGAAGTTAAAGTGAAGCGTGTTTATCTGAGATAACCACTCCTCGTGTATGCAACCTTGAACCAGCATTGTGAGCTGGTGTAGAGACTATAGCACGTGTTGTGAGATGCAATCCAGAGAGCGATAAGCCCTTCGTAATCTTGTGAACTAGTAGGACGTGGAAACACCGCAGGGGGATACTGCGAAAAGAATGTCTGGTCACCTCTCCGCTTGGATGCCGCGTATTGCACGCCGCTGCCAGGTTGCCTAGGGG